GAACATCCTCGAGCGTTTGAAGTTCTTTCGAACATGATTAAACAGGCATCCGAGATGTCACAGGATCTTGTTAAACTTCAAAAGACGCGAAAGGAAATCACACAATCCAAAGAAGAATCAAACGGAAAAACCAAAAATAATGCGATCTTTGTAGGCGCAACGAATGAGTTACAAAAGTTTTTGAAGAATCGTGATACTGATGAATGAAGTAGGCGGATACCTTGGTAACGCTTTAGTTAAGAGAGACGGACTTCCACAAGATTATACTCAAGAGCAAGTCGATGAGTATATCAAGTGTATGAATGATCCGATCTACTTTGCGGAGAACTATGTAAAGATCATTACATTGGATAGTGGACTGCAACCCTTCAAACCTTATCCTTATCAAAGGGAGATGTTTGAACAGTTCAATGAGAATCGTTTCAATCTTGTCCTGGCCTGTCGGCAATCGGGTAAGTCGATCTCTTGTGTGGTTTACATTCTTTGGTACGCAATCTTTAACTCCGAAAAGACCATTGCGATTTTGGCGAATAAAGGTTCGACTGCTCGTGAAATGTTGTCGCGTGTTACACTCGCACTGGAGAATCTTCCGTTCTTTCTTCAACCCGGCTGTAAGGCATTGAATAAAGGATCGTTGGAGTTCTCAAATAACTCGCGAATCATTGCCGCTGCAACATCTGGTAGTTCGATTCGTGGTCTCTCGGTGAATCTTCTCTTTCTTGACGAGTTTGCCTTTGTGGAGAACGCAAATACTTTTTACACTTCGACCTATCCGGTTATCTCATCTGGTAAGGAAAGTAAAGTCATTATCACCTCAACTCAGAACGGAACTGGTACACTCTTCTATCGATTACTTGAAGGTGCGATGCAAGGAACAAACGAGTTTCAAGCTTTTCGAGTAGACTGGTGGGATGTGCCGGGTCGAGACGAGGAATGGAAAAGACAAACCATTGCCAATACGAGCGAAGAACAGTTTCGACAGGAGTACGGAAACGAGGCAATTGGATCTTCGAATACTTTGATCTCCGCAAATGCTCTTCTTGGTTTAAAGAACCTTCGACCCAAACAGGTCTATCAAGGAACAAAGATTTATCGCAAGGTAAAAGAAGGTCATCACTATTTGATGATGGTCGATGTTTCAAAGGGAAGAGGACAAGACTACTCGACTTTTAATGTGATTGATATCACCAATGGAGAGTTTGAGCAGGTTGCGACATATCGTGACAATATGATCTCTCCTTTGATCTTTCCGGATATCATTATTAAGATCGCAAAGATGTATAACGAAGCGATGATTCTCATTGAGAATAATGATGCGGGCCAAGTTGTTTGTAATACGGTATATTACGAGTATGAGTATGAGAACACCTTTGTGGAATCATCGATTAAACGAGGTGGAGTCGGAGTCACTATGACGAAGAGAGTCAAACGAATTGGATGCTCAAACCTCAAAGACTTGATCGAATTGAATAAGTTAAAAATTCATGATGGTGAAACCATTCGCGAACTCGCATCATTTGAAGTCAAAGGATCCAGTTTTCAGGCAGCTCAGGGAAATCACGATGATCTCGTAATGAATCTTGTTCTCTTTGCATGGTTTGTTTCTTCGGAGGCCTTCGGAAACATCAGCGATTTCAATCTTAAGGATGTCCTATTCAATCAAAAAATGCAAGAGATCGAGGATGATATTCCACCCTTTGGTGTGATTGATGACGGAACTTCTTATGGAAATACCGCACATGATCGAATGGTTGAAGCACAAAAGGCCTGGAAGTCTCTCTAAAACCTACTATTTATAAATAGTCTTGTGAAAAACATCTTGTTATGCTTAATACTTATCATTCAATTCAAATAACTGAAAGGAAAAACGCATGGGATTTTTAGTATCACCTGGCGTCGATGTCAACGAGATTGACTTGACGAACGTGATCCCGGCAGTATCAACTTCGATAGGCGGTATCGTTGGTCACTTCAAATGGGGCCCCGTTGAGGAAGTTGTTAGTGTTGGATCCGAAAAAGAGTTGGTTGCCAATTTTGGTAAACCAGACGACAATACATACAAGCAGTGGTTTCAAGCCTCCGCTTTTTTACAATACGGAAACGCATTGAACGTCTATCGGTATGATGCTGGTGGATTTAATGCAACAAACACTACGAACAGTCCGGAAAGCACTCTTAAAATTAAGAACTCAACTGATTATCAGATATCTGGTAAAGTAGTCGATGAGTCTCCTGATGGCAACGATACTTACTTTATCGCTAAGTATCCAGGCGCTCTCGGAAATTCTCTTCAAGTAGTTGTTGTAACTAATGAAAATCATAACAATTCACCGCTGAGTATAGCTCAGGCTGCAAATGATGCAGTTGAAACGCCAGGAACAGATTCTCCAGGCGGTGACGAGTTTCATATTGTTGTTATCGATAGACTTGGTAATATTACTGGAACCGTTAATACCGTTTTAGAGGTTTTTAAAGATCTTACCGCAACGCCTGGAGATAAATTTGATGACGGAACTTCTCAATATTATAAAGATGTTTTAGAGGTTTCTTCACAATACATTTGGGCTGGAGCAGATACAATTGACATAACGGATTCTCCCATTATTGGTGATTTCAATCTAGGCGGTGGTAGTGATGATGATGGTACAGCACCAACTACTACGGAAATGTCCTCTGTATACACGACTGCTTTTGGAGATGCCGAAACGTTGGATGTAAATATTCTAATCGGACCAACAGCCGCTGATTCATCAGCTGTTGGATATGCTGCAGCAAATACAGTTATTGCAGTTGCTTCTTCTCGTAAAGATTGTGTTGCAGTTGTTTCACCTCCAACCACAGGATCAAATGGAACTGCTCTTCAGGCACTTGCTTCGACTGCCGTAACAAACGCTAAAACTTGGGCAGATGGAATTAATTCAAGTTCTTATGGAATTCTTTCATCTACCGCAGTGTACGTTTACGACAAGTACAACGATGTCAATCGTTGGATTGGTTCGGCTGGTCACGTTGCAGGTCTTCTTGCTAACGTTGATGATGTCGCAGAACCTTGGTTCTCGCCTGCTGGATACAATCGTGGTCAATTGCGTGGAGTTGTAAAACTTGGATACAATCCAACTTCATCTCAACGCGATACACTCTATAAGGCTCGTGTTAATCCTCTTGTATCTTTCCCCGGCCAAGGAACTCTCCTTTTCGGTGATAAGACTGCACAGAGTAAACCAAGCGCCTTTGATCGTATCAACGTTCGCCGTTTGTTTATCGTATTGGAAAAGGCAATCTCTACTGCTTCCAAGTATCAGTTATTCGAATTGAATGACGAGTTCACACGAGCAATGTTCCGCAATATGACAGAACCTTTCCTACGGGATGTTAAGGGTCGTCGTGGTGTTACGGACTTTCTCGTTGTTTGTGACGAAACAAACAATACCGCAGAAGTGATTGACACGAATCGTTTCGTGGCTGATATTTACATCAAGCCCGCACGTTCAATCAACTTCATCACACTTAACTTTATCGCCACTCGTACTGGTGTTGAGTTTTCTGAGATTGCTGGACAACAGTAATATAAATAGTTAAAAGAAAGGAAAACTATCATGGCACTAGGAGTAGACGATTTTAAATCAAAACTTATTGGAGGAGGCGCTCGCCCCAACCTGTTCAAGGCAACTGTCAACTTTCCGGCATACGCTGGAGGTGACAGTGAATTGACACAGTTCTTGGTCAAGGGTGCTCAGTTACCCGCCAGTGTTATCGCTCAAATTGACGTTCCCTTTCGGGGGCGTCAGTTGAAGATTGCCGGAGATCGCACGTTCGAAAACTGGTCAATTACGGTTCTTAATGACGCCGTAATGAGTGTTCGGAATTCGTTTGAACGTTGGATGAACGGTATGAACGAGCATAACGCTAATCTTGGATTGGTGAACCCAACTGACTATCAAGCAGACATGCTGATCGAGCAACTTGATAAGTCCGAAAACGTAACAAAACGATATCAGATTCGCGGAGCATTTCCAGTAAATGTTGCCGCAATTGATTTGAGTTACGATACGAATGATGCGATTGAAGAGTTCACAGTTGAACTTGCGTATCAGTATTGGGAATCAATTGGTGGCAATTGGGCCACTACCTCTTAATTAGATATTAATTCAAACCTATTCGCCCCGTGAGTCTATCCTTGCGGGGCGAATAAATACATTTATGGAAATATTTGGCTACGAGATAAGTAAGAAGATTACACCGAAAGTAAAGAAAGAAATCATTTCACCGATTCCAAAACCGAGTGATGATGGTTCTGCATCAACAACGGTTTTTTCTGGTGGTCTTTATGGTCAGTATATTGATCTTGGAGATTCGGCAACGATCTCTGATCATGATCTTATTTTAAAGTATCGTGAAGTTGCTACACAACCTGAAGCGGATACAGCGATTACAGATATCGTTGATGGTGCGATTGCATCAGCTGACAAATCCTCTCCGGTAGATATTTCACTTGATGATCTGGATCAACCAGATAATATTAAGAAGCAGATTGTCGATGAGTTTAATAAGATTCTTACACTTTATCGATTCAATCATAACGGCCACGATCTTTTTCGTAACTGGTATATTGATGGTCGAGTCTATTTTCAGATCATCGTTGATAAAGAGAATCCAAAACGCGGAATCGTAGAACTTCGCTACATCGATCCCACAAAGATCAGTAAGGTTAAAGAAGTCAAAAAGGTACGAGATCCAAAGACCGAAGTTGAGTATGAGAAGATAGTATCAGAATATTATCTCTACTCCGAAGGTATTCTAACAAATACTGAAATGAAGGCTGGTCAAGGAATCAAGTTAGAGAAAGAATCGATCATTGCAGTCAACTCTGGTCTCTTTGATCCTTCTCGTATCAAGTCAATTGGTTATCTCCATAAGGCAATCAAGTTGATTAATCAGTTGCGATTCATGGAAGATTCTTTGGTTGTCTATCGTGTTTCACGAGCTCCCGAAAGACGTATTTTCTACATCGACGTAGGTAACTTACCAAAGGGTAAGGCGGAAGAGTACGTTCAAAGCGTTGTTTCTCGTTATCGCAATAAGTTAGTTTACGATGCAAGTACGGGTGAAATCACCGATGATCGTAAACATATGTCCATGCTCGAAGACTTCTATCTTCCTCGAAGAGAAGGTGGAAGAGGAACTGAAATCACTACATTGGGTGGTGGAGAGAATCTTGGACAGATCGAAGATGTGGTCTTCTTTCAGAGAAAACTTTACAAAGCTCTGAATGTTCCAATCTCTCGTCTTGAACAGGATAATGCATTCTCTCTTGGTCGAGCAACCGAAGTTTCACGAGATGAAGTCAAGTTTCAAAAGTTCGTTGATAAACTTCGAAAGAAGTTCTCTCAAATCTTCATTGAAGCACTCAAAGTTCAGCTGATTCTTAAGGGTGTTATTGAACCAAAGGATTGGGCTCTTATCGAAGAGTCGATTAATATTGACTTTATCGAAGACAATTACTTTGCGGAACTGAAAGAGTTTGAGATTCTTCGCGAAAGACTTGAGATGCTTCAATTGGTTGAAGAACAAATCGGTCAATACTATTCTCGTGAATGGGTTCGCCGTAACATTCTACATCAATCCGATGAAGACATTGAGACAATTGATGATCAGATTGAGAAAGAAAAAGATTCTGGTGATATAGACGACGAAGAAGACGATACAGAAATATAAAAAATTATAAATAGTAGCAGTTATGTCAGAAAAAATATTTAACGCACTTGTAAAGAATGATAAAGATGAAGCGTTGAATGCGTTCAAAGATGCAATTCAACAAAAACTTGATACCGCGATGGATGTTCGTCGTGTTGGATTGACTTCGCAAATTTTCAATGATGGAGATCCTGCTCCGGTAATGGAAGAAGATGTTCAGATCGATGAAGCAGTATCAGCAGACAAGTTTGTAAAAGGGGGAAGTGATAAGATCAAACAATCCGAAGTAGAAATGTTACTCGGAAAGATCTATGACAACACAAAACTCACAAAGTCTTTGGTTGCAAATAAAGCGTACTCTGATGGAGAAAGCAATCCTAAGAAAAAGAATCCTCATCAAAAAGATACGATTGACTTTCATCTCTATCAACTAGGACAACAAGTAGAACTCTCACGAATGTAATGACAGAATACTGGAATAATCTTATTCATGAATCTAAAAAGGTTCTTCAAAAGGAAGACGGTCACACCGACGTTGCGTCAGCTCTTGGTGGTGTTGCTGTTGCTCGTGAGGCTCTTCAGAATATGGAAGTAATTTTAAAGGGAATGAATCCCGAAGATGATCTACCTTCGTGGTGGACAAATCAAGTAGCCGTTTCGGTTGCACAACTGGACGACATGGCAGATATTCTTAAAAAGAAGGTAGAAAAATGACAATCACACCATTAGCGGCGAAAGAAACGCCAAACTCCGCAGCCTCAAATATATCTGAGGCATCACATGTTTATATTTGTAATACTGTAGCTACAGCTGGTCAAGTCACTCTACAAACGAGTGGAGGCGCAACAATCGCAACATTCGATGTTCCGGCGTCTGGTCAAATTACTCTTAAGAAGAAGAACGCCGAAAAGATTCTTACTTCGGCCGCAACACTTACTTGTACCGCAATAGGTTACGCAAACTAAGATGAAATTAATAACAGAAACACAGGATGTACAACTTGAGTACATCACCGAAGCCAACGAAAAAGGTGGCAAGGATGTCTTCATTGAAGGCGTCTTTATGCAAGCGGAAAAAGAAAACCGCAATAAAAGAATTTATCCGAAGTCGGTTCTGGAATCAGCAACCGGAAAATATGTAAAGGAACAAGTTAAGACAGGCCGTGCGGTTGGTGAGTTGAATCACCCCGAAGGGCCCGCAATTAACTTGGATAAAGTTTCACATCGTATTACCGAACTTAAATGGGATGGTAATAACGTTGTTGGAAAGGCACTTATCTTGGATACACCAATGGGTAAGATCGTGAAAGGCCTCGTTGAAGGAGGTTGCAAGCTAGGTGTCTCAAGTCGTGGTATGGGAACTGTTGAATCAAGAGAAAACAAAACGTTCGTAAAGGATGATTACATTCTTTCGACGGTTGACATTGTTCAAGACCCCTCCGCCCCCGAAGCCTTTGTAAATGGCATCATGGAAGGAGTTGATTGGATCTTGGAGAATGGTATTCTAAAACCTCAACAAATTGAAGAATATGAGACTGAAATAAAGAAGGTGAATTCCTCTCAGATCGCTGAGGCACAGGAACGAATCTTCAGAGATTTCCTCTCCAAACTCTAAATTCAAAATAAGGTATAAACCAAATGTCTGAAGAAATACAAAACGAAGAAGAAATCGTTGTTGAAGACGTACAGGAGGAAGATCTTGTAGAGAATCAGGAGCTTGAACAGGATACACCTGAAGAAGTTGCTGAGGAATCTCAGGAATCACTCTCTGATTCGGTACTCGATGTTCTTCTCGGCGAGGCTAAGAAGAAAAACGAAGCCGAAGACGAAGAAGAAGACGAAGAAGAATCCGATGACGAAGAGTCTGACGATGACGAAGATGAAGACGAAGAAGTGGAAGAATCCGTCGAAGTAGACGAAGAAACCATTGAAGAGTCTTCTGAAGAAGTAGAAGAAACACTTGAAGAAGGTGTTCAAACAAAAGCAGGTATCCTTGCCGATGCTTTCTCTACTATCAAATCCATGAAGAAACACGATCTCGTTAAGGCATACGAAGCTATGCATGGCGATGACGAAGAGGAAGAGATGGAAGAAGAAGATGAAGAAGATAATGCTGCTGCAATCAAAAAGTCAGCCCCTCCTCAAACAAAGGCAGAGATGATCAACGCCATGTACAAGGAAATGAAGGGAATGAAGAAAGATGATTTGATGGCCGCCTATGGTGCAATCAAGTCTGCGATGGATGGTGAAGAAGACGAAGAAGAAATGGAAGAAGCATTTGCAACGGATCTTAAGGTTCTTGCTGACGCAGATTCTAATCTTACCGAAGACTTCAAGGCCAAGGCATCTACTCTCTTCGAAGCTGCCGTTGCAAACAAAGTCGCTACGATCAAGGAAGAACTCGAAAATACATACGAAGATTCTCTTCAAGAGGAAGTCGTATACATTCGCGAGTCTTTGATCGAAAAGATCGACAACTACCTCACATACGTAGTTGAAGATTGGATGAGTGAAAATCAAGAGTACGTTGACAACAAGTTGCGTACAGACATCGCCGAAAACTTCATGAAGAATCTCAAGGATCTATTCGTTGAGAGCTACATCGAAGTACCAGAAAGCAAGGTTGACTTGGTTGACAGTCTCAGCGAAGATGTTGAAACAACGAAGAGTGAACTCCTCACAATATCTGAAGAGCGTGATTCTCTCGCTTCTCAGGTTGAAGAACTTCAACGTGAAAAGATCATCAACGAAGCAACTTCAGATCTTACTTCTACACAATCTTCGAAGTTTGTCAAACTACTCGAAGGCATCGAATTCGTCGATGCTTCTAACTTCGAAACTAAAGTTTCGGTAATCAAGGAATCTTTCTTTAACGAGGAAGAGTCCACCCAAGAGTTGGAAGAAGAAGTTTCTTCTGACGAAACAGAAATTATCGTCGAAGGAGAAGGTAATCCTAATGCTGAGTTGTCATCGACAATGCAACGTTATATGTCTTCCCTAAGCCGTATTCAACAAAACAGCCACAAGTAATTAATTTACTTACAAACTATAAGGAAACATAAAAATGTTTAACGCAGAAAACGACCTCAAAAAATGGGCTCCTGTTCTCGATCATGCTGATGCTCCCGAGTTCAAGGACAACTACCGCAAAGCCGTAACCGCTAAACTTCTTGAGAACACCGAGCGTGCTCTTAACGAAGAACGTGGTTCCAACGGAATGCTTAACGAAAATAACACGACCACAGGTTCGATCACAACATACGATCCCGTATTGATCTCCTTGGTTCGTCGCGCTATGCCGAATCTGATCGCATACGACGTTGCTGGTGTTCAACCGATGTCTGGTCCTACGGGCTTGATCTTCGCAATGAAGTCTCGCTACAACGATGTTGACTCTCCCGGCGCTGGTAACGTAACAACAGCTGACACGGAAGCTCTCTTCGACGAAGCCGACACAGACTTCGCCGGAACTGGAACACATAGTTCTAATGCAGATCCGATGGCCGCGACAGGCCTGGATTCTCCAACGCTTACTTACACAGCTGGTACAGGTCTTGGTACGGCAGCTGGCGAAGCTGGTACTCCTGCTGAACTCGGTTTCACAATCGAAAAGGCAACTGTAACCGCCAAGACACGTCAACTGAAGGCTGAGTACACGATGGAACTCTCTCAGGATCTGAAGGCAATCCACGGATTGGACGCAGAATCTGAGTTGGCTAACATCCTCTCTTCCGAAATCCTCGCTGAAATCAATCGCGAAGTTATCCGTTCGATCAACAGCACCGCCCGAGTAGGTGGAGCAAATGTTGGTACAGATGGTCTCTTCGACTTGGTTGCAGACGCCGATGGACGCTGGGCAGTTGAAAAGTTCAAGAGCTTGATCTATCAGTTGGAAGTTGAAGCCAATTCGATTGCTAAGACAACACGTCGCGGAAAGGGTAACTTTGTTATCTGCTCGAGCAACGTTGCTTCTGCTTTGGCTGCCGCTGGTCAACTTGACTATTCTTCTAACATCAGTGCTAACCTCAACGTTGACGACACCGGAAACACATTCGCAGGTGTTCTTAACGGTAACATGAAGGTTTACGTCGATCCTTATGCTGGTAACGACTACGCCACTGTTGGATTCCGCGGATCTAACCCATACGACGCTGGATTGTTCTACTGCCCATACGTTCCTCTCACGATGGTACGTGCAGTTGATGAAACGACCTTCCAACCGAAGATCGCTTTCAAGACCCGTTACGGTCTTCAAGCCAACCCGTTCTATACCACAGCCGCTGGTATCGGTTCTGCAGGCACAACACAGTCTAACGGAAATCAATACTTCCGTAAGCTTCGCGTTGGTAGCATCAACATAGGTGGTCAGAGCTAATCTAATTAGTTCATAACCTTTTGAAGGGTCTCCGTTTGGAGGCCCTTCTTTTTTTATAAATACAAACATGGCGAGACTTACAACAAATTTCAATTTTCTTTCACCAACTGGATTTCGTCTTACGATCAATAGAAATCGATTTGCGAACGTTGAATACTTTATTACAGGATT